CAAGCGGTACAAGCGGTACTTCAGGTACTGAAGGTTCAGCCGGAACTTCAGGTCTAAGTAAAACAGCTGGTACAAGCGGTACTTCAGGTACTTCAGGTACAGAAGGTAGCGCGGGTACATCAGGTCAAAGTAAAGCATCAGGTACAAGTGGTACAAGCGGTACAAGTGGAACATCCGGTTCAGCAGGTTCAAATGGTACTTCAGGTGCTTCAGGATTTGGAGCAACTAGCGGTACTTCAGGAACAAGTGGTTCAACTGGTTCAAATGGTACAGCAGGTCCTTCAGGAACAAGTAATGTAAGTGGTACTAGCGGTACTTCAGGAACAGCAGGTTCTTCAGGTACAATAGGTGCTAACGGAAATAGCCAAGCAAGTGGTACTAGTGGAACAAGCGGTACTTCAGGAACATCTGGTTCAATAGGTACAGCAGGTTTAAGTAGAACAGCTGGAACAAGTGGTACAAGCGGTACTTCAGGTACTGAAGGTTCAAATGGAACTTCAGGCACAAGTAGAGTCTCAGGTACAAGTGGAACAAGCGGTACAGCAGGTTCTTCAGGAACAATAGGAGCAAATGGTAATTCACAAGTAAGTGGTACTAGTGGAACAAGCGGTACTTCAGGTACTGCAGGTTCAGCAGGTACAAGCGGAGCTGCCGGTGCCGCAGGAACATCAGGAACATCAGGTACAAGTGGAACTCAAGGTTCAGCAGGTACTAGCGGTTCAAGTTTAGCAAGTGGTACTAGTGGTACTAGTGGAACAGCGGGTTCAAGTGGTACAATTGGTGCAAACGGAAACTCACAAGTTAGTGGTACATCAGGTACATCAGGAACAGCCGGTTCAGCTGGTTCAGCAGGTACAGCAGGTTCAAGCAGAACAGCAGGTACTTCAGGAACAAGTGGAACAAGCGGTACTGAAGGTAGCGCTGGAACATCAGGAACAAGTAAAACAGCTGGTACTTCAGGTACTTCAGGAACAAGCGGAACAGCAGGTTCAGCAGGTACTAGTGGTTCAAGCTCAGCAAGTGGTACTAGTGGTACAAGTGGAACAGCGGGTTCTTCAGGAACAATTGGTGCAAACGGAAACTCACAAGTAAGTGGTACTTCAGGAACTAGTGGAACAGCAGGTAGTGCTGGTTCAGCAGGTACAGCAGGCGCAAGTAGAACAGCAGGTACAAGTGGCACTTCAGGTACAAGTGGTTCAACTGGTTCTAATGGTTCTAGTTCAGCTTCAGGTACTTCAGGTACTTCAGGAACAGCAGGTTCTTCAGGAACAATTGGTGCAAATGGTGTAAGCCAAGTATCAGGAACAAGTGGTACTTCAGGAACAAGCGGAACAGCAGGTAGCGCAGGAACAAATGGTTCATCAGGTGCTAGTAGAACAGCAGGTACTTCAGGAACAAGCGGTACTTCAGGTACAGAAGGTTCAGCTGGTACTTCAGGAATTAGCAAAACATCAGGCACATCAGGAACAAGTGGAACAAGTGGAACTGAAGGTTCAGCTGGTACATCAGGTCAAAGCAAAGCATCAGGTACAAGCGGTACATCAGGAACTTCCGGTACTGCCGGTAGTGCAGGTTCTAACGGAACATCAGGCGCATCAGGATTTGGAGCAACTAGTGGTACTTCAGGAACAAGTGGTTCTACTGGTTCAAATGGTACTGCCGGTCCAAGCGGAACAAGCAACGTATCAGGAACAAGCGGTACTAGCGGTACTGCAGGTTCAAGTGGTACTATAGGTGCTAATGGAAATAGTCAAGTAAGTGGTACTTCAGGAACATCAGGTACATCAGGTACTCAAGGTTCAGTAGGTACTGCTGGTTCAAGTAGAACAGCAGGAACATCAGGTACTTCAGGTACATCAGGAACAGAAGGCTCAAATGGTACAAGTGGTGCAAGTAGAGTATCAGGTACTTCCGGAACAAGCGGAACAGCGGGTTCAAGTGGTACTATTGGTGCTAATGGAAATAGCAATGTTTCAGGTACTAGTGGTACATCAGGAACTTCAGGTACAGCAGGTTCAGCAGGCTCAAATGGTACAAGTGGTAATGCAGGTGCTAGTGGAGCAAGTGCAACTTCAGGAACTAGTGGAACAGCAGGTAGTGCAGGTTCAAATGGTACAGCAGGTGCAAGCAGAACAGCAGGTACTTCAGGTACTTCAGGTACTTCAGGTTCAACTGGTTCAAACGGTACAGCAGGTCCTTCAGGAACAAGTAATATAAGTGGAACAAGTGGTACTTCAGGAACAGCAGGTTCTTCAGGAACAATTGGTGCTAATGGAAATAGTCAAGCAAGTGGTACTAGCGGTACTAGCGGTACTTCAGGAACTCAAGGTTCAATAGGTACATCAGGAACTAGTAGAACAGCAGGTACTTCAGGTACAAGTGGTACTTCAGGTACTGAAGGATCAAATGGTACTAGTGGTACAAGCAGAGTATCAGGCACAAGCGGTACTTCAGGTACAGCAGGTTCAAGCGGTACTATAGGCGCTAATGGAAATAGCAATGTATCTGGAACTAGTGGAACAAGTGGTTCTACAGGTTCAAATGGTACTGCAGGTCCTTCAGGAACAAGCAATGTATCTGGAACTAGTGGAACAAGTGGTTCTACAGGTTCAAATGGTACAGCAGGCCCAAGCGGAACAAGCAACATAAGTGGTACATCAGGTACATCAGGTACTGCCGGTTCATCAGGTACTATTGGTGCAAACGGAAATAGCCAAGTATCAGGTACAAGTGGTACTTCAGGAACAGCAGGTTCATCAGGTACAGTAGGTGCTTCAGGAGCTAGTAGAACTGCTGGTACATCAGGAACAAGTGGTTCATCAGGAACAAATGGTGTTGACGGAGCTTCAGGTGCATCAAGAACTTCAGGTACAAGTGGCACTTCAGGTACATCAGGATCTACAGGATCTAATGGTACAGCAGGACCTAGTGGAACAAGTAACATATCAGGTACAAGCGGAACTTCAGGCTCTACAGGATCTAATGGTACAGCTGGTCCTTCAGGAACAAGTAATGTAAGCGGTACATCAGGTACAAGTGGTTCAACTGGTTCATCAGGTACAACAGGTCCTGCAGGTGCAAGCGCCGCAAGTGGTACATCAGGTACAAGCGGAACAGCAGGTTCAGCAGGTACAGTAGGTGCAAATGGAAACTCACAAGTTTCAGGTACTTCAGGTACATCAGGAACTTCAGGAACAGCTGGTTCAAGCGGAACAATAGGTGCTAACGGAAACAGCCAAGTATCAGGTACATCAGGAACTTCAGGTACAGCTGGTTCAGCAGGTACTACAGGTAACTCAGGTTTATCAAGAGCATCAGGTACATCAGGTACATCAGGTACTGAAGGTTCAGCAGGTACTATAGGAAATGGAGGCTTATCAAGAGCATCAGGTACATCAGGAACTAGTGGAACACAAGGTTCTTCAGGTACAATTGGTGCTAATGGAAATAGTAACTTATCAGGTACAAGTGGCACAAGTGGTACAGCAGGTTCTACAGGTTCAAATGGTACAGCAGGTCCTTCAGGAACAAGTAATGTATCAGGTACTTCAGGTACAAGTGGTTCAACTGGAACAAACGGAGCTACAGGTGCTCCTGGAACTTCTGGTCCAAGTGGTACTAGTGGTACATCAGGTACAGCAGGTAGCGCAGGTACAATAGGTGCTAACGGAAACAGTAACGTATCAGGAACTAGTGGAACTTCAGGTACTAGTGGTACATCAGGTACTCAAGGTTCAGTAGGTACTGCTGGTTCAAGTAGAACAGCAGGAACATCAGGTACTTCAGGTACATCAGGTACTGAAGGTTCAAATGGTACTAGTGGTACAAGCAGAACAGCAGGTACTTCAGGTACAAGCGGAACAAGTGGTACTTCAGGTACAGCAGGTAGTGCAGGAACAACAGGAGCTGGTGGTACATCAAGACAATCAGGTACTTCAGGTACTTCAGGTACAGCTGGTTCTTCAGGTACATCAGGTACAACAGGTATTAGTGGTGCTAATGGAACAAGTGCTCCAAGCGGTACTTCAGGTACAAGTGGTTCAGCAGGTACCTCAGGTTTATCATTTAATGGTACTTCAGGTATTAGTGGTGGTACATTTACAAACCAACCTGACTATTTAGTAAGAACTACAGGTACAGCAACAATACAAAGTATATCGTTCTTATATGCTGATACTACAAATAGTAGATTAGGTCTTAGTACAACATCTCCTAGCTATCCATTCCATGTAAATGCAAACGTAAGTGGTGTATCTATATACGCATCAAATGATATCCAAGCATTCTCTGATAGAAGAGTAAAAGGTGATATTAAAATAGTAGAAGATGCTATTAATAAAATTAATCAAATTAACGGTGTAACATTTATAAGAACTGATGATACTGAAAATTATAAAGATAGACACGCAGGTGTAATTGCCCAAGAAGTAGAATTAGTATTCCCAGAAGTAGTTAATACAGATGCTAAAACAGGAATGAAATCAGTAGCATATGGTAACTTAAATGCTCTATTAATTGAAGCAATTAAAGAATTAAGTAAAGAAGTTGAAGAATTAAAAAAACAAATTAAATAAATAAAATGGCAGTTCCATCTACAAACGTAAAATTTAGTGACATATGGAGTGAAGCTAATGGAGCCTATGGTTCAGGTATCCTTAGCTTAAACACCATGAGTTTTTTCTCATATTTTTCTGGTCCTAATGGTTCTAGTAATGAACCTGATAATAATTGGGGCCAAGGTGAAGCATCAGGAGATAATAGAATATATAATACTACTGCTAAAACAACAAATATTCAAGTTGGTGATTTTGATGGGTTAACTTATTTTTATGATCAAACTAATTTTAAAATTGTATTAAATGCTACTAATAATATTAGTGCTCAACCTGCTCCTGTAAATAATGACTTATCAATAATATTGAATTTATTTGATAGTTCTTTTACTTATAATTATGTAGGAGGTAATAGTGGAATATTATTAGCTGGTGGAGGAAACTACAATGCAGATATTTCCCAAGCTACAACTCCTATAATTTTTAGAGCTTATTGGCAAGTTGAAGTTTCTACAGATCCTAATTTTGGAGGTGGTTCAGTTACTATTGATATTAATGGAACTAACTATGCTAATTTAATAGCTTTAACAGCTGGACCTACACCTAATGTTTTAGACTCAAATACTTATGGTACAGCAGATGTTGCTTTTTTTGGAGGAATGGGAGCAACAGGACTTCAGTTTGATATAACTTGTAGTTAATTTTACTATAACTTGGAGTCTTAAATATTTTTTATTATATTTATTGGAAATAAGTTATTATGAAAAAATTGTTGTATATTGCTCCCCATCTATCAACAGGTGGTCTTCCCCAATATTTAACTAAAAAAATAGAACTACTAAAAGATGAATTTGAAATTTATCTTATAGAATGGTCAGATGTTACTGGTGGTAGATTAGTTGTAACAAAAAACAAAATCTTAAAATTAGTTAAACCTAATAATTTTTTTACATTAGGTAAAAACAAAATGGAATTAATGGATATCGTTAATCGTATCCAACCTGATATTGTTCATAGTGAGGAAATTCCTGAGTTTTATATGGATTTTGAGGTTGCTTCTGCTTTATATAATCCTAAAAGAAAATATATTATAGTAGAAACATCACATGATTCATCCTTTGATACTACTCAGAAAAAATTCTTCCCAGATAAGTTTATGTTTGTATCTAATTGGCAAATAGACCAATATAAAGATATTGACATTCCACGCGTATTAGTTGAATATCCTATTGAATATATAAAACGCCCCGACCGTGAAGAGGCATTGCGTAAATTACAACTAGATACAACTAAAAAACACATTTTACACGTAGGGTTATACACCTCTCGTAAAAATCAAGCTGAATTTTTTGATTATGCTAGACAGTTTCCTGAATATGAATTTCATAGTTTAGGTAATAGAGCAGATAATTTTAAATGGTATTGGGAACCATTAGCTCAAAATACTCCCCCAAATTTAACATGGTGGGATGAAAGAACAGATGTAGATAAATTCTATCAGGCAATGGATTTATTTTTATTTACATCACGAGGTTCAGCTAATGATAAAGAAACAATGCCTTTAGTTATTCGTGAAGCAATTTCCCATCAAATCCCAACATTAATTTATAATTTAGAAGTATACCAAAACTATTTTGATAGATTTGATACAGTTGATTATCTTGATTTTAGTAGTTTTGAAAATAATTGTGAATTAATTAAAGAAATTTTAGAAACAGAAGAAGAAATTTATCCGGAACAAGAAGCAATAATTATTTCAACATACCCTGTTCAACAAAGTATTATAGATTCAACTAAAGAATGTATTGAATCATTTAAACAAACAGGTAGAAAAATTATATTAACCTCACACGTTCCCATTCCTCAAGAATTACAAGAATTAGTAGATTACTGTGTTTATGATAAAAATAACCTATTAACTAAACATGATTTTTATTATTATTGTTGGGTTGATTATGGACATTTTTTAGTAAATACTTTATTACAAGGAGAAGATAATGATGTATATCATGGTCCTGCTGTTTATACAAATTATTATAATGCAGCTTCATTAGCAAAAAATATAGGATTTAAAAAATTATATTTTACTAATTATGATTACATTTTAACTAACCCCGAATTTATTAATGATATATCATCTATATTAAATAAGAAAAAAGCATACGTAGATGAACGTGAATATCCTGAAGGAATGGTAAGTGCAACATTTTTCTTTGGTATACAAACTAATTTTTTCTTTAAAACACACGAATTTGTATCTACTGCTACCGAATATGATAATTTAAAAAACAAAGTTGGTAGTTTTTCTAATGGATATGAAAATATTTTTCATTTTGCTTTAAAACCATTTAGAAACCAAATTCATATAGAAACTAGTGAAGATTGGGATTGGTTAATTGCTGAAAATTTTAAACATAATAATTTTTCTCGAGTAGAATATACAACTGTTTTACCCTCTAATGTAGAAAATCACTTTGCTGTTTATTATCAAAATTCAAACGAATCAGATAATAGAACTTTAATTGTAAGTGGTGAAGAAGAAGGAATAGAAACATTTAGTGAAAAAATAGATATTACTCATAAATTTGCTTGGTATAGATTATATCAATTTATGGGAAAAGAAGTTACATTTAGATTTAAATTTTATGATGCCTTTGATAACAAATTTCTTAATGAAAAAGTTATTGTAGTTAATCAAGATTATTTAGATAATAAAATCCAATTAAACGGAAATTTAGAAACAAAATAATGAAAATTTGTCAAGTACATCCAGGTTGCGGAATACCAGTACCACCAGTAGCATGGGGTGCTGTAGAAAAAATCGTATGGGAACTTACTTGTAATCTTAGAGAATTAGGACATGAAGTAGATATTAAATATGCTGCTGAGATCTATCCAGGTGAATATGATATAGTAATGGTTCATGTAGCTAATTTAGCTTTATTTCTTGCTGATAGAGATGTACCTTATATCTTCCAACATCACGACCACCACGCCTTTCATTATGGTAAAGATTCATCTGTGTATAAGGAAAATTTAGAGGCAATGGAAAAATCTATTTTTTCATTAGTACCTGCTCGTTATTTAGTTGATTATTTTGATACAGATAAAGTATGTTATTTTTCACATGGAGCCGACATAACTAAATTTTATCCAAACGAAACATATCCTATAAACCATAGTTTGTTAATGTTAGCAAATAATGGATTAGGAGGTTATGGTTCATATGATAGAAAAGGATTTGGATTAGGTGTACAAGTAGCAATGTCTCGTAATTTACCAATCACACTTGCAGGTCCTAAAAATAATGAAAATTGGCTTAATGATAATCCATGGGTTAAAGGATATCCTAAATTAACTATTATTTGGGAACCTTCAAACGAACAATTAAGACAACTTTACACATCACACACTATATTTCTTCACCCATCAGACTTGGAAGCTGGACATCCTAATCTTACATTACTGGAGGCAGCAGCTTGTGGTTTACCTATTTTAGGATGGATAGAAATGGAAACAACATTTCATGGGTTATGGAGAGCACCAAGAAATTTAAATGAAATGTTACGCGGTTTAGACACTATTATAAATGAGTATGATGAATATAGACAACGTTCATTAAATACTGCTCAAGAATTATCATGGTTAAATCGCTCAAAAGAATTAATAGAATTATACAATAATATATGAAAGAAGTTTTAATTAACGAGTATGGTAACACTAAAATATTAGGATTACCTCACAAAAAACCCGAAAATATTTTTAACATAAATTTTATGGATGGTGCTTTTGTAGAAGTTTTAGGACCACTACAAAAAACATACCAAGTAAAATTTATTAACACTAAAACTAACCGAGTTTTATTTGAAAACACTATTAGTAATAATATGTGGACTCGTACTAATATTAAGTATTTAGTTAAATGGCGTATTGAGATATATGATAAAGAAAGTGGATTTAAAATTTTAGAACATAATTTTGAACCTGAAGGTAAAAGAATTTACATCCATTTAGATTCAGGAGCATTAGGAGATACATTAGCTTGGTTTCCTATAATTGATGAATTTAGGAAAGAAAATAAATGTGAAGTAGTATGTTCTACGTTCCATAATGAATGGTTTGAAGGAAATTATCCTGAATTAAAATTTGTTAAACCTGGAGAAGAAGTACATGGTTTATATGGTATGTTTACTATTGGATGGTTTTATGATAATAAAAAGGTTGTTTATGATAGAACACCGATTGACTTTAAAAAATATCCATTACAACAAACCGCTACTGAAATATTAGGAATGAAATATAGAGAGGTAAAACCAAAATTAATTACCCCTGAACATAAAACTGATATTGAAGGTAAATACGTTGTTATAGCCCCTCATGCTTCAGCACATGCTAAGTATTGGAATCATCCAGGTGGATGGCAAACCATTATTGATTATTTAAATGAAAAAGGTTATAAAGTTGTTATGTTAACAGCAGAACCATTAAATGATGAGTGGCATGATTCAAAATTAGGAGGTACATTAACAGGTGTTATTGATAAAACAGGATTTAATATTTCCTTAGAAGATAGAATGGTTGATATTAGAGATGCTGATTTATTTATTGGATTAGGCAGTGGATTAAGTTGGTTAAGTTGGGGATTAAATACACCTACAATATTAATTTCAGGATTTAGTTATCCATATACTGAATTTCAAGATTGTGAACGTTTATTTCCTAAAGATCCTAAAACATGTAGAGGATGCTTTAATCGCCAATGGTTAAATCCCGGTGATTGGGAATGGTGTCCTGACCATAAAGATACACCACGTCAATTTGAGTGCACAAAAGTTATTGAGCCTTCTCAAGTGATTGAATCTATTAATAAACTTCTATATATTTATTAACATGGAAAATAAAGTTTTAACACCAGAAGAGTTATCAAAATTACAAGAGTTAGATAATAAAAGAGGACAATTAGTTGAACAATTCGGAATTCTTGAAATAAACATTCAAGATTTAGAATTACAAAAAGAACAATTAATTGATGAGTTATCAAAATTAAAAGCAGCTGAATTAGATTTAGGTGGTTTGTTACAACAAAAGTATGGTGACGGAAACATCAATTTGTCTACAGGGGAAGTGATTTCTCGATAGCATTTTGAAGGTTTCTTACATATTTATAACAAAACATTAATCAATCTAAAAAATGGCAGAAACATTAATATCTCCGGGTGTATTAGCGTTAGAAAATGACAATTCTTTCGTTTCCGCGCTACCAATCACCGTTGGAGCAGCTATCGTTGGTCCAACAGTAAAAGGTCCTGTTGAAGTTCCAACAGTTGTTCGCTCATATAGCGATTATCAAAACAAATTTGGTACAACTTTTTTAAGTGCTAGCCAAGTTTATACTTATTTTACCTCAGTAGCGGCTTTTAACTATTTTAACAATGGTGGTCAAACATTATTAGTAACAAGAGTAGTAAGTGGAACTTTTGATTCTGCAGATTCAACTCCTATTGTTAATGCAAATTTAGCAACAACAGCCTCCGTTACTGTTAGTAGTGCTAGTTTAGCTCCTTTTATTACTCCTACGGGATCGTTTTTAATTAATGGAATCACAATTGCTGTTACTGGAAGTACAACACCTGCTAATACAGCAACAATAATATTTGTAGCCTCAGGTTCAACACCAGCAAATACAGTTACAGCTATTGTAGCAGCATTTAATGCTAGTTCTTCTGTAGCTCCATATAGTTCTTCATTACAATACATTGTTGCTAGTGCTTCTGGATCTACTGGTTTATTCTTTAATACAACATCTTCACAAATTGGAACTACTTTCTCAGCAGATACTTTAAATGCTTATACTTTTGTATCTGGAAGTACTACTACTTTATTTAGTGGAGCTACAAATACAGAAGCTTTAATTTTAAAAACAATTTCGGAAGGTGCTATTATGAATAGTTCTAGTTCATTAGATGTAAGTGGTTCATTAGCTTCAGGTTCAGCTGATAATATCAGATGGCAAATCCAAAATCGTGATACAAGTTCAGGTACATTTACTTTATTAATCCGTCAAGGAGATGATAATTCAACTAATCCTATTGTATTAGAATCTTGGACTAACTTATCAATGGATCCAACAGCACCAAATTATGTAGCTAGATTAATTGGTAACCAATATAAACAATACAATGTTGATGATAATCAAATTGAAGTAATTGGTGATTATCCAACAAATTCAAGATATGTTTATGTATCTAGTGTTTTAACACCAACTCCATTCTATTTTGATAACAATGGACAAGCAAAATCTCAATACACATCATCAATCCCATCAAACGCAAGTGGTTCATTTATAGGAGCTACAGGTACTTTAAATACTGGAATTGTTGCTGATTATAATAGTAATATTGATGTTGCTTCAACAAATACACAAGGTTTAACAGGTAGTGATTACACTAACATGCTTAACTTAATGGCTAATGCTGATGATTATCAATACAATGTATTATTAACTCCTGGTTTATTTGCACCAACCTTAAATTTAGGTTCATCACAAGTAACCACAGCAATTAATAATACAATGAATAGAGGAGATGCTATTTATGTAGTAGATTTAGTACCATTTAGTTCAAGCATTAATGATGTAGTTACTCAAGCAAACGCTAAAAATACTTCATACGCAGCAACATATTGGCCTTGGGTTCAAACAATTGATCCAGATTCTGCTCAATTAATTTGGGTACCGGCTTCTACATTGGTAGCAGGTGTTTACGCTTATAACGATAGTGTATCAGAACCTTGGTTTGCACCAGCAGGTATTAACAGAGGTGGATTAGGTACAGTAGTTAGAGCTGAGAAAAAATTATCTCAAACAAACCGCGATACTTTATATCAAAACAAAGTTAATCCAATTGCAACATTCCCTGGAACAGGAGTTGTAGTATACGGACAGAAAACATTACAAACTAAAGCATCTGCTTTAGATCGTGTAAACGTTCGTAGATTATTAATCCAACTTAAAGGATACATTTCTCAAGTAGCTCAAAACTTAGTGTTTGAACAAAACAGTATTGCTACAAGAAACCAATTCTTAAGTCAAGTTAATCCATACTTAGAATCAGTACAACAAAGACAAGGTTTGTATGCTTTTAAAGTAATCATGGATGACTCAAACAACACCGCTGACGTAATCGACAGAAACCAGATGGTAGGTCAAATTTATATTCAACCTACTAAGACTGCTGAATTCATTTACTTGGATTTCAACATTTTACCAACTGGAGCAGTTTTCCCGGCGTAATTTTTTAAAACGTAGATATTTATAACAAAACAAATAAATAAATAAAATGGCAGTATTAGATCCAAACGAAATATTTTTCACAGCATTTGAACCAAAACAGGCGAACCGCTTTATCATGTATATTGATGGTATTCCTGCGTATGAGATCAAAGGTGTAGGTGCAGTGACGTTAACTCAAGGAACAGTTCCTTTAAATCATATTAACGTACAACGTTTTGTGAAAGGTAAAACTACTTGGGGTACTATTCAATTTACATTATTCGATCCTATCACACCTTCAGGTGCGCAGGCAGTAATGGAATGGGTACGTTTACACCACGAATCAGTAACAGGTCGTGATGGTTATAGTGATTTTTATAAAAAAGACTTAACATTTGACGTATTAGGACCAGTAGGTGATATCGTTTCAGAATGGATTATCAAAGGCGCGTTAATTACCGAATCAAACTTTGGAGATTACAACTGGGATACTGAAAACACAGCTGTAAACATCACAATGACAGTTCAACCAGATTATTGTGTGTTGAATTTCTAATAAAATTACAATTATTATTAAAAGAGCTCGCATTTTTTGCGAGTTTCTTTTTTTCTCATATATTTATATATGACAATAAAGTTATAAAAAATAAAAATTATGGAAGAACAAAAATTTAAATTTCCTACCGAAATGGTAGATTTACCTTCAAAAGGTTTAGTTTATCCCGAAGGACATCCTTTATCATCTGGTCAAGTTGAAATGAAATACATGACTGCAAGAGAAGAAGATATCTTAACTAATCAAAATTATATCGTAAAAGGTGTAGTAATTGATAAATTACTACAATCATTAATTGTTACTAAATTTGATTATAATACACTTTTAATTGGTGATAAAAATGCATTGTTAGTAGCATCTCGTATTTTAGGTTATGGTAAAGATTATGATTTTAATTACTTAGGCGAAGTGAAAGTAGTTGATTTATCTAAATTAAATAATAAAGTTTTAGATGATTCTATTTTTATTAAAGGTAAAAATGAATTTGCATTTACTTTACCTCATTCTAATACACCTATTACATTTAAACTTTTAACAGAAGGTGATGAAAATAAAATTGAAGATGAATTAAAAGGTCTTAAAAAAATTAACAAAGATAGTGTTCCTGAATTAACAACTCGTTTAAAACAAGTTATTTTATCTATTGATGGTGATTATGAGAAAAAAACAATTCGTGAATTTGTAGATAATTATCTTTTAGCTAAAGATTCTAGATCATTAAGAGAATATATTGGTAAAATCCAACCAGATGTTGATTTAACATTTGAAATAGAAATATCAAATGAAGAAACTGAAAAAATAAACATTCCAATTGGATTAAATTTTTTTTTCCCTGACGCCTAGTGAGGCATCTGAATATAGAGAAAAAGTTTTTAATCAAATCCATGAAATAGTATTTCATGGTAATGGAGGATATGATTGGAATACTATATACGATATGCCTTTATGGTTAAGAAAATATACATTTAGTAAAATTAGAAACTACTTTGAATCTCAGAATCAAAAATCACAAGAAGATTCAGTACAAACTTCTATAAGAAATCTTAAAATGGCTAAAAATACGGGAATTGCTCCATCTCCATCAATTCCTTCTTATAAAACAAAGGCATCAAAGAAATGATGCCTTTAATATTTATAACATATACCTAACTAATGGCTTTAGATAACGAAAAAAGAATTAAAAAAGAAGCACAAGATACTGCAAGAGTAGTTGAAGATGCTTTTCGTAATATATCATCTAAAATAGGTGATTATTTTGAAGAAGCATTGAGTAGAGGAGAAGATGTAGCTAAAAATATGGTTAAGGATGCTCAATCTGGTCTTAACAATTTAAGTAAAATTAGTAAAGATTTAGCATCATCAAACGAAAAAGCATCAAATGGATTATTAAAACAACGAGATATAACTCGTCAAATTCAAGAAAGAAATTCAAAATTAGCAGCAATAAAAACAGCAATTGAAATTGCTGAAGTTAATGGCGTTAAAAATGCTAGTAAATTAAAAAAAGAATACGATAAAATTATTGAACAAAATAAAGAATATGAAAAAGAATTAAAAAAACAACTTTCTTATTCTCAAAATATAAATAAAAGTATAGGACTATCAGGTGCTGGTCTTTCAGCAGCATCTAAATTAGCATCTAAATTAGGATTAAGTGGTTTAGATGATGTATTTGAAGATGCTAGACAATCAGCTGTAGAACAAGCAAAAGCATTAGGTGTATCAGAAACAAATACTTTAGGAATTGTAGGTAAATTTAAAGTATTAGGTGCTGCTACAAAATCATTAGGTAAAGGATTACTTCAAGCATTTAATGATCCTTTAATTTATGTAAATTTAATAAGCAAATCTTTTACTTATTTAAAAACAATAGCTTTTTCATTTAAAGACGATGTTGCTGATGCTGGAAGAAATTTTATAGCTATAGGTTCACAAGCTAATAATTTAGTACAAAGTTTTAGAGATATAGCTTCAAGTAGTGGTGGTTTGTATTATAATTCAAAAGAAATACAAAAAGCTTTCACGGATTTAAATAATGAAACTGGGACTTTTGCTAGTGTATCCGAAAAGAATTTAAAAACATATGTTGATTTAACTTCATACTTAGGTCTTTCAGGTGAAGAAGCTTCTAAATTATATAGAATATCTCAATTAAATGGGACTGAATTTGAAAATATAACAAAAGATGTAGCTGTTCAAACAGGTTTATATAATGTTAGAAATAAAGCCGCAGTAAATGAAAATAAAGTTTTAAAAAACATTACCTCATCTAGTGCTTCTATAAGAGTAAATTTAAAAGGTTCAACTACTGAACTAACAAAAGCAGCTATTGAAGCAGCTAAAATGGGAGCTTCTTTAGACCAAATACAAAAAGCAGCAGAAAATACTTTAAATTTTGAAGAAAGTATAGCTGATGAAATTCAATCAGAATTATTATTAAATACAGATTTAAATCTTGAACAATTAAGATATGCAGCATTAACAGGGGATGTTACAACACAGACTAAAGAAATGCAGCGTTTAATAACTGAAAACAAAGATAAAATCAAAGGTAATGTAATTGCACAAGATCAATTTGCAAAAACTTTAGGTCTTAGTAGAGAAGAATTACTTCAAATGCAAGAATCTATGGAATTGCAAAACAAATTAGGAAAAGATCAAGCATCTATTGAAAAAGCAATTGCATATGAAATGGAAAAAGGTGTTAGTAGAGAAGAAGCAATTGCTGCTTTTAAAACTAAAGGTATAGATGATACTCTTAAACAACAAAAAGCTGCTCAAGAACTTAATAAAACTTATGAACAAGCTAAAGAAAGTATAGCAAATGCCTTTGCACCATTAGCAAAATCTCTTTTCTCTCCTGAAAATATGGATAAATTTGCTAAAATTGTAACAGGTCTTGCAGATGGATTAGCTAAATATGTTATCCCTAATTTAGATAAAATACTTGCTGGTTTTGTTGCTTTTAAAGTAGCAATGTTTGCAAAAAACATAATGAAACCGGATGGTTCAGCCTTAAAACCATTACATGTAATTGTAGCCGGTGGGGGAGGTGGCTTAGGTGATACAGATTTATCAGGTTCATCAGGTTCATTAGGAAAAGGAGCAAAACCAGCTTCTTTAGCTAAACAAGCAAAAACATTATTTAAAAACCCTAAAGCTTATATGAGAGCTTTAAAAATGGGGGGTACTGGTTTAAAAATAGCTAAGGGTTTAGCTGGTGGAGTAGGTTCTTTACTTGGTGGTGCAGCATTAGATTATGCTACTGAAAACCAAATGGAAAAAGCCCAAGAACTTGAACAATCCGGTCAACTTGAAGCAGCAGCAAAAGCAAGAAATGTTGGAAAAGCTACAGATATAGGAAGTTCAGCTTTAACAGGAGCAGGAATAGGAGGTACAATTGGTGCATTTTTTGGAGGAATAGGAGCAGTTCCAGGAGCAGCAATTGGTGGTGCTTTAGGAGCAGGATATGGAGCATATAAAAATTTCTTTGCAGATGCTGAAGAAGCCGATGATTTTATTATTCGCCCAGGTTCAAAACAAATTATAAAAGCCAATAAAGGTGATGTTATAATGGGTGGTACTAATTTGGGTGGTGGAAGTGAAGAAGTAACAGCATTACTTAGAGAACTTGTAGCTGCTGTAAAAGCAGGAGGAAATGTATATTTAGATGCTACTAAAGTAGGTACAGCAATGAATGTAGGAACATATAGAGTTCAATAATTTAATATTTATAATAAAAAATAACACAACAATGGGACTATTAGATAAATTAACAAAAGCAGGTTCAGTACTAACTGATTTAGATGGTAAAACACCAGTAAAATATGATGGTGCTTCAAACTATCAAAAAGATTTAGCTGCCTCACAATTAGACTTAGATGGCAAAACACCTTTACAATATGATGGTGTTTCTAATTATCAAAAATCATTAGCTACCTCACAACTTGATTTAGACGGAAAAACACCAAGTAAATATTTGGATAATCCACCTAAATAATGGGGTTAATTGACTTAAAGACTGATCTTAAGTCCCTAAGATATGGGAAAGATACCCTTGGTGGAGGGTATAGTGGCCAACCCTATATTCAAACACCAATACCTGATAGCTTTAATGATTTAGGAGCTAATGAAGATTTTATTTTACGAGGCGGAATAAATGCTGTAAGAGATTCTCTCACAGATATTAAACGTTTAGGTAAAATGTTTATTGATACAAAGTCTCCAAACGGATTACTTTTTATTGCTAAACAACAATTATTATCACGTACAGCAGTTCGTACTCAAACTAGTGGTCGTACATTAAACGAAGGTATATATTCTCCATTAAACACATTAGCACAAGCAGGTGTAATAGCTGGTGGTTATCATTTAAATAAACAAGGTCTTAATCCATTTGCTGAAACAGGAGTAGATGCTAATAACGATGCTTTATATGATTTTAAAGTAAATAAATTTAAACCACCATCTGAAAATAGATTATTTAATTTATATGAAGTAACTTCAACTTCACCCCTAGAAGGCACTCCTCGTCCTTTTGGTACAGGAGTAATACTTAATAATGGTACTAATGTGATGACCTATACAGGTGGTCCTGGTTCTTTATTAGGAGTAGGAAACACAGCTATAAAATATTCTAAGTTATCTCGAACTTTTTTAACAAATCCAACTAAAAATAATAATTTTACTGTTGGTAAATCTACAGGTAACTGGGTTTTTAATTCTAAAGATTTATTTGCACCTTATTATCAAGCACCCTTACTTCCTTTAATACCAGAAGCTCAAAGTTCAGGACCACAAGGTAGTATTTCTTCTCCTAAAATTCAAGATTTTAGAAAAATATTAAGAGAAAAACTAGGTATTAGTACTACAGAAGGCAAAAATGCTACTGATAGTGGAGCAACAGCTTATTCACTAAATTATTCAGACCAAGATGCAGGAAATTTTGAAAAACGTGTAAATATAGGAGACCCAGGACAAAGACAAAATAAAAGCTATGCTGATTATTCTAAAGGTGTATCATATGGTAATAGAGATATTCCTCAAATAGGTTCTTATTCTCTTGGTTTAGATAAAATAAATTCATTACCTATATATAGAAGTCAAAATGTATCTACAGATGATGTAATAAATGATTTTGTAAAATTTAGAATTGCTGTTATTGATAATGATGCTCCTAATTTTAAAACATTTATGCATTTTAGAGCATTTTTAGGACCTATATCAGATTCATATAATGCTCAATGGAATAGTTTTCAATATCTTGGTAGAGGTGAAAATTTCTACACTTATGGTGGGTTTACTCGACAAATTTCATTATCATGGACCGTTGCTGCTCAATCAAAACAGGAACTTATTCCAATGTATAAAAAATTAAATTATCTTGCATCTACATTAGCCCCAGACTACAGTCCAAATGGTTATATGAGAGGTAATTTAGTTCAATTAACAATTGGTGGTTATTTATATGAACAACCTGGCTTTATAACGGGATTAACATATGAAATGAGTGAAGATAGTCCATGGGAAATAGGAATTGGAATAACACCAGGGTCAGAAGATGGAACTGTAAAAGAATTAACTCAAATTATTAGAGTTACAGGATTTAATTTTACACCAATTCAAAACTTTATTCCAAGACTTCAAGGTAATTCCTTTGGAACTGATGGTGAAGGTTTTGCAGAAACTTATGGACCTGAAAGATTTATAGCTTTATCCAATGGACCCAATAATGCAGATAGTAATTATGAATTTTCTAATACTTCAAATGCTCCAGTAGCTGCTCAATAATAATGAATAGATATCAAAACATACCAAAAATAAAAATTGATGGAAATCTTGTTTATCAAACATCAAGATACCCTGAGGTACAATTATCCGAAAATGATATTTACGTTTATACAACTCAAGGTGATAGATTTGATGTGTTAGCACAACAATATTATAAAGATAGTTCTTTATGGTGGGTTATATCTATTGCTAATACAGGCAATGCAGGTGCAGGCACATTAACAAGTTTACCTCAAAATACATTAGTAATTCCTCAAGGAATTCAAATACGAATCCCAGCAAATTATGTAAATGTAGTAAGAAATTTCACAGCAATAAATACCTAATTTATGTCAAATATAGTAGGAGAAGGTTTTCCAAAAGAAATAATAAAACAAATTGATGTACGTCAAAATGTATATGGTTCTGCAAATAGAACTAATGAACAACTATCTTATTTAGAAGCTAGAACAGGTTGGGTAAGATTAGTATCATCTGTTGATCTAATAGATAGTAATATAAGAGGTGGATTCGGTGTAGGTGGTTCTAATTTAGCTAAAGAAAATGTTTTATTTAATGGTACCACAACTCAAAAACCAGTTACTGGTAGTAATGGAGAAATTATTAGTAATAATTATTCAAGAGGTGGTATATGGGATGGTAAATCAACTATTGATGGTGAAAATGTAAATCAACCTTATAATTATTATGCTTATGGAATGGGTGGAACAGATTATGGTTTACGCCCTATGCCTGGTATCAAATCAGCTACTATTAAAACTGAAACTCGTGGGTCAATTAAAACAGCAGAAGTAAAAATTCAAGCAAATAATAGACAACAATTTGATGTTATTGATTTGTTATATATGCGTTTAGGATTTTCAATGTTATTAGAATGGGGTAATAGTTCTTATTTTGACAATGATGGAGTTTACATAAAAGATAATCCACATAGTCTATCAGATGAATTTTTATTAGGTAAATTAGGTTATGATACAATTTATAATAAAATTCAAGATAAAAGAGAAAAATCTTGTGGTAATTATGATGCTCTTATAGGTAAAGTAGTTAACTTTTCTTGGAATTTTACTAAAGATTTAACATACGAAATTACTTTAAAAATAATTAGTATGGGTGATGTAATTGAATCACTTAAAACTAATGCTCTTCTACCAGGTGGTAGTTTAGATACTTCAACTACAACTCCTGTTTCAGGCTCAACACCCCCAGCTCCAACCCCAGAATCCGTAATTAAAGATTTTGCTAATGTTCATGAAATTGGTAAAATGTTTTATGAAAAACAACAAATATTAGCCCCCTTAGCTAGTGGCAAAGAAGGAATTTCAGTAATTACAGAATCTAATTTAGAATATAGTGGAAGAGATTCTGGAGATAGTGTTTCATTTTTTAAACAAATTTATCAAGATAAAGGAGCTACTCAATATTATGTTAAATTAGGTTGGTTTTTAAAATGGATAGAAAAAAATCTAATTCCTGATATAGAGGGTAGTAATGAAGATATTAATAATCAAATAACTTTATTAAAAATAAATAATAAAGTAAGAGAAAATATTATATATTTGTTAGGAAGACAAATTAGTACAGATCCAGGTATATGCTTATTTAAAGTTAAATTCAATACCCCAAGTGGATTTATTCAATTTGCTAATGATGCTGATACATTTTATGCTCCTAGTGTAGATGGAAATCGTTATGGATATATAATGAATTCTTATTTTAATATAGTATATATTCTTACACAAATGGAATCTTTAAAAAATAGTGATGGTAAAGTTCCATTATTTAGTTTATTAGAATGTTTATGTAAAGGATGGAACTTTGCTACTGGTAATTTTAATAAATTAGCACCTGTAGTAGATACTGAAAATAATGAAATTAAATTTGTAGATGAAGTTATATTACCTAATAAAGATAACTTTATAAAAAATCTATCAGGATCAACAGAATTAGCTAATTTTAATATTCAAGGATATTATTTTGATAAAAGTGGTTCTTCAACAGGTGGTTTTGTTAGAGATTTAAGTTTTACAACAACCGTACCTCCTAATTTAGCTACTTTGGTTACTGTAGGAGCAGCTGCTAATAATTATGTTTTAGGACAAGATTCAACAGCTTTAGGAGTAATGAATGCTGGTTTAAGAGATAGATTTAAAAAATCTCTTAAAAATACAGGAACTACTAAATCAATACCTTCATCCGGTTCTATTTTAAAAGATTATGCTGGACCTATAAATGCATTTAATGTATTTTTAAGAGAC